TCCATCATTATTGTGTTTCCTGGTAGCAATATAACTGGTCTACTTAATTTACCAATACAAACTAGGTTTTGTAAATTATCGTAAATACCAACTTCCGTTACTCTAATATTAGGTGGATTGGTTGCTGGGTCAGTACTTCTGGTTGGGTTTGATGTCAGATTGAATAAACTTGAATTAACTCTGACATCAAAAATAGTTTTATAAATAGTAGCCCCAATATATGTTTCTAAGTTACCATAAAAAAACCTTTCATCACCAAATTGTAAGTTATTTGGTTGGTTTATTTGTGGTAAGTTTAATAAAGGAACCAAATTAAATGTTGTTGCGGAAGCCGCTTTTAAACTATCTAAAATAAAACCATTTGTTGCTGGTGATTGATTTTCTAAAAGTTTAGGGTTAATTGTTTGACCTGTATTTACGGTTATCGCATTGCTTGTAAAATCATACGCTTTCCAAGCTGCTGGGTCTGGTCTCTGTGTTGAGCCAGATACTACTTGATATAATAACTTAAAATTAGTAGCGTAAAACCCTAAACCGTCATAACCAACATTCTCTATTTTACGCATATATGGGAGTAAATCTGTACCATTTATTCTAAAAGCAATATCTTTAGCTGTTGACGTGATATTATCAACTTTAACGTATTGTTGACATGGGAGACTTGTTGTTAATCCGCTAACACGAGTTACTTCCAAAGAATATGTTAAATACATTGTTTGGTTTGAACCCAAAACACCAGTAGATGTACCACCAGAAGGTGATTGAAGTGTAGCCGCTAATTCTGGTAATGTCCAATTTCTGTTAGATTTATAAGACATAGCAGCAACTATTTCATCATTATCTACTACAATCATTTTTAATTGTGGAAAAACTTTACCCACAACCAATGGTGTTGTGTTTGCTGTTGATATGAATGCTGGGTCTTCAATTAAATCAATGTATTCTATATCGCTAGTACCAATTCTTTGTGTTGACCCGCTAGCTATAAAATCCATACCCATTGATGTGCCACTGGCTGTTGCATAACCATCTCTATGGTACATTAAATTAGGCATATGTAGTTTAACATATTTGTTATTTGTAGCATCAACATAGAAAAATTCACCATATAAATTTGATATGGCATTGTTTGTATAATGAATTATAGAAATTGATTTTGAAACATCGTCTAGATAACTAATCCCTGGGTCGTTACATTTTAATTGTGTTTCACTTAAACCACTAGAAACACAAAGATATTCAAAATATGGGTTTTTAGTTCCAAAATATGGATATGAACCAAAATAGGTATAATCTTCATGTGTCCCACCTGACATACCAGCTAAGTTTTCACACCAAACATTATTCATGTTCCAAACTGGAACATCATGACATGTTACATTGATTGAAGAATTAAAAGATAGCGTTCCAGTATCCCAATATGCTGTTGTAGTACCAGTTGCAATAGTATCATAAATTTCACCACCTCTATAAATCAATAATTGGGAAGATTGTGAATCACCAGAAAGATTTGGCAAATTTCTATCCAAAGTTGCTGTATTGCCAGTTAACCCTTGAACTTTAAACCATAAATTTGGTGTTGCAATCGTAGTTTCATTAGCTGAAATTGGTCCTACGATTGAATTGGTTAATTTAAGCAGAACTATATCACCAACACTAACAACTGGTGAACCACTTAATCTTAATGTAGTGGTGCCAGATAAAGTAGAATTTGCAACTGGTTGATAATAAGGTGTTAAAGTTGTTGATAGATTCGTTGTAAAACCTGTTATATTGTTTGTGAAAAAACCTCTTTCATCAGCTTGATTGTTTACAATCGCTTTTACAACGTTCATATTTGAGGCATTTATAGCTTGATAGTTTGACGTTGATGTGCTAGAGGTGATAAAGCTTTTAATATTTGGTTGTCTATCAACTGGTCTTAAAACTTTACTTGTGGCTGAAAGAGTCACGTTATTAGGGTTTGCATCTACTATTGCTTCTCTTTCGTAGTTTATTTCAGAATCTCCAATCGCCCAATAACTAAAGTTCAATTGACCTAAAGAAAGTTGTTCTCTCCCTTTTTCAGTTAATTTGACACTCACAAATGGATTCGTGCTTGTAATGATATAGCTCATATGTTATAAATATCTTTGTTTTTAGCTTTATTTTAGTTATAAATATCCAATAGTCAATAATATTAGTATGAATTTATTGAATTTGTTTGTACTATTATTGGTATTGTTTCACTATATGCAATATCAGTAATAACATTACCACAAAGTGCTTCATAGTTTTTTTCATTTTTAACTCTATAATATAAAGTCGTTCCGACTGTTCCACTAGCAATAAACGTATCATAATAAAGTGAAATACCTGTAACGTAAGGTTGAGAAATGCTGCTGTAAAGTGTTGAAAAAGTTTTTCCAGTGCTAACTTCTAACGTAAAGGTACCGTTAGGTTTTTGTGGAGGTGTTGTTATTTGCCACCCAACACTAGGATTATTTGTTATCAAACCATTTACTGCTGATACAATTGGGAAATATGCTATTGTAATCAAATCACCTACCAACAAATCACCTTCTAATATTATTCTTTTTGGGTTTGATTTTGATTGATAGTAATCGATTCCATTTGCTAACATAACACCATTTAACATAACCAATATAGAACCACCAGTAGCTGGTGACACACTAGTATAAATTTCATATTTTTGTTTGGTTGTATTATAATACACTGAATTAGAGCCTTCGTTTCCAGTTGAACCGCTGACTATTGATGAAGAAATATCAATATTGTCACCAACTAAATTATTTCCACCGTTTGTTGTGTAAATAATGGTAACTATATCACCCTTAACCATAGATGAATTCATAGTTACAAGACTACCAGAGTAAGTATAATCGTATGTTGGGGCTAATACTAAACCATTTAATGTTATTATAAAAAACCCTTTTACTAAATAAGATACAACAAATGTTGTTTGACCGTTTTCTGGTAAAAATACTTGTTGAAATAACTGATTTGCTGGAGCCAAATTACTACTATTGTTTAATAATTTTGGCGTTTCAGCACCTTTAAAAGCTATAAAGTAATAATCAATATTTGAATCATATAACGCATATTCAGTTCCATTTTTATATTGTGCTGTGTCCACTATTTTACCCAATTCACCTAAATATTTTGTTGTTGCGCTAAAATTATAATAACCCTTAACCAAATAATCACCATCTAAAGCTAAAGAATTAATTGGTATATTTTGCAGTAAAGTTTTGTTACCACCTTTGGTTGTCAAATTAGAGTTATTGAAGTTTCCAGACCTATATACTGGTGGTTGTGCAAATATATTAGCATTTTCGTTGTACTTATAAATTTCATATCTAAATGTAGCACTATTTGCTGTAAAGGTATTTGTATTGGCTGTAAATGTAAATTCTAGGGGTATTTCAGCTTCAGTTGTTATAACATATGTATTACCAGTAGTAACACCAGAACAATCAATTTTAGTAGCACCACTTAACGTAAACAAGGGTCCCTCAAAAATGTTAATATCCGAACTCATATTAACATTGACGAAGTCCTTGTTTCTAACAGCACTATGTTGATTCTGTATGTATATAAGTTCTTGATACCTCATTAATAATTTATATTTAATGTTGTTACTGTTAAGTTTTTGCTATTTTTTAAACCTAATAATAAAGGTTTTGTTAAAGCAAATGCTTGTTCAATTTTAGTAAAATTTTGTAAATAAGCAATCAAACTATATATATTAATATAGTCTTCTTGTTGTAATTCAGCCGAAACACCCTTCAAATAAACAACATTACCAGTTGTATTATCATAAATATTACCTTTTATATTTTTAATTAATTGTGGCATGTTATATTAAATTACGATAAATCTACCCAAGTTGTTCCGCTAGCGTAACCTTGAAATTTATTAGTTGTAGTGTTATATATTATCATACCATTTTCAGGTGTCAGTGCATTTCTTTGTGTTGAGTCTAATTTTTTAACAACAATAGGGTTAACATAAACTGTATTTGGTAAAGTATTTGTTATATTATTACCTAAAACTATTGTTGTTGTGCCACTTGCTGTTGAACCCGTACCATGCACAAAACTATAATTTCCCAAAGCTGTTGTTCCACTACCACCAGCATGACTAGAAATCCCAAACGCTGTTGTTCTAGAACCTTCAGCATGAGCTCCAATACCACTGGCTATTGTTAAAACGCCCTCAGCATGACTAGAAGTGCCTGAAGCTGTTGTTCCAGAACCTTCAGCATGACTAGCATCTCCATAAGTACTATTATTGCTACCTTCAGCGTGACTGTAAAGCCCTGTAACTTGATTAGACAAGCCTTCACCATGAGCTCCATAACCATAAACAACATTGCCTTGCCCTTCACCATGTGCGTAAAAACCATAAACAATAACTTGATAACCTTCAGCATGAGCTCCATCACCTAATGCCTTTGTTTCATTACCCTCAGCATGGCTGTAAGGCCCTGTTGCATTTGTAACATTACCCTCCGCATGACTAGCATTACCAATAGCTGTTGTGCTAGAACCTTCAGCATGAGCTCCAATACCACTGGATATTGTTAAAACGCCCTCAGCATGGCTAGTTATACCACTGGCTATTGTTAAAACACCCTCAGCATGACTAACAAGACCAAATGCCGTTGTACCAGACCCCTCGGCATGGCTAGTATTCCCAAATGCTGTTGTAGAATCACCCTCAGCATGACTAGTGTTGCCTCTTGAGATAGTTGAAAACCCTTCAGCATGACTAGCACTACCTATTGTAATAGTACCTGAACCTTCAGAATGGCTGTCAGTACCTATTGCTGTTGTGTTACTACCTTCGGCATGTGTTGTAGCACCAGAAGCTAATGTAGCTTTACCTTCAGCATGACTTCTAGTTCCATAAGCTATAGTGTCAGACCCTTCAGCATGACTAGAAGTGCCACCAGCTATTGTTGACCTACCTTCAGCATGACTAGAAGTGCCTGAAGCTATTGTTAACCAACCCTCAGCATGACTACCATTACTACCAGAAGCTGTTGTTGCTCTACCTTCAGCAACAGCATAAGTACCAGTTGCATCTAAACCGCTTGTATTATTGGCTTTAATTGGGAAATTTGAACCATTCCAAGTTGAACCAGAGGTCCAATAATCACCAGTATTTATTGATAACAAATTGACAACCTTTGACAGGGGTAATTTGTAAGAGCTACCAGCTGGGTCTTGTGAGGTATCGCCAGTAACAACAATGTGAATTAAATCTGTTAAACTTGCTGCTGAATATTCTGTTCTATCTGTTAGTTTCATAATTTTATTTTATAAATATCATTTGTTATGTTAAGAAAATACAACTTCTACTGTTTTATTACAACAATTCCCATCTGTCACCATCAATGAATATGTTCCAGTTGATAAGAATGTCGCTGTTTGACCTGTATCACCATTACTCCAATCATAATATATTGGTGCTGTACCATTTACAACAGTAGCAGTTGCTGTTAATCCTTGTGTTGTTATTGTCACACCCAAAGAGCAATCTACTATTACAGTACCTTGAACAGAACAACTGGTAGGTGTGATGCTTATAATGTTAACACCACCTATAAATTCGGAACCATGGTTCATTTGTGCTATACATAAAGAATTGCAACTTGATAACTGAGGTTTGACTATTCTTATAGGTGTTTGACCACTATATGGTAGCATTTGCGTGATTACTTCTACTGATTGACATTGGCCAGAGGTACCATTTATAGGGCTTAAAACCGTTTCACCACTAAATGGATTCCCACATAATAATGATGTATACTCTCTATATTTAAATTTTTGTTGGTCAAAAATTGTATTTGTATAAACTTTTATACTACCCCATATAGTTGTTGATGGGATTACTTGTTCTATTATGTCAACCCAATAATTACCAACCAAACCAGCAAATTGGTCCATGCTATTGTAATTAAAAGCAGAACTTTGTGACGCACAATATGTCGTACTCTGTACGTATCTGTCATATAGAGCTCTTAAAGTTGGATAAGCAGATATGGTTTGTCTATTTTTTGCATCTATAAGTTCAGATATGGCATAATATTTAAATTCTTCCAATGTGGTTACGGCTGATAATGGTTGTGTTAACAAATCGTTAAAATCAATTTGGTTATCACCACAACAAATCGAAGGTAGTGAGCCAGTATTATTAATGGTATTATCATCCATAAATTGATAAGAAAAACCATCCATAAAATCAAAATAAAAATTATCTTGGAATTGCTTATAATTACCACAGGGGTCACAAAATGTTTGTCCAGTTAATAAACAAGGGTTATCATAAACATAACACCAAACATCTGTTTCTATTGCTGATGCTATGTTGATATCCAAATCTATTTCTTTTGTATTTATAACCAATCTTTCATCGTTAACATTATAATGTGTTTGACGAATTGGATTTAATCCACTAGGATTAAAAATTCTAAAATCCCTAGTAACAGGTGTTGAATTATTTAACCATGATTTTTTATTATCAATGACTTTTTCTATTTTAAATCCTGGGCATTCTGTAACAAAAATATTGGTGCTTTTTAAAGTCGAACAATTTTTGTTTAATTTTATATTGTCAATTAAAATGCAAATATCACCACATGTGTGATTTAATTTTAGATTTATTTTAATTTTTTGATTGGTTATTGCTGATAATACAAATGAATCATTTATTATTGTATTAAAAGTAGACCAATCTGATGTAAATGAATTAGTTGGTAGACTACTAGTAAACGTATTTATATCAGCTGTTGTATTTTGTAACCCAGATTGTGTAAATAATTCTTGAGCTAAATTATCAGCAACTGCATCACATGTTGTTGTATTTTGACCTATTAATTGACCAGTGTTTAAATACATTGGTTGACAATCTGAACCGCCACAAACATAAAAACCACTTGGTGAGTTTGATAATAGATAATTATATAAATTACCAGCACCTATTGGTGGGAAAAACGAATTGTCTTCATATACAACAACATATGTTCCACCACTATCAACACTAAGTGTCATTGATACATCCAGAGCTTCAAACATATCTACTGGATTGGTACAGTTTGTATTTGTAGAAGTAGTGGCTGTCAAAACTGCTAATTCAGAATATAGATTTTGCAATTCGTTACCACAATCAATTTGTTGTTGTAATGAATTAGCTAAGCTTATTTCTAATGTTGTTCTGGTCCCAAATGGAATTGAACATGGGAATAATAACGGTTGACCACCGTCATTTACAGAAGCTTGAGATTGAGTATTTAAATCATTAATATTAAAACAATTATAAGAATTTGGGTCGCCATTAATAAAATTTTCATAATTTACAGGTCCTAATATATTAGCCCAAGCATTTAAACCTTCTGGCTCTGAAATACAAAAAGTTTGATTTGCCACGGCTATTGGTGTTATTGAATTACATTCAATAGAATATGGTGTAGAATTTGTTGTAGCTGATAAAAAGTTAATTGTATTTTGTATTGTGCTACATTCTATCTCTTTTTGTTGGATTTCTGTCTCAATTTGTATTATTTGGTTTAAAATGTCTTGATTAAAAGTCAAGTTTGGCAAATTTTGAGAGGATATTAAAAAATTATTTAGCGTTTCACATTTTATTTTAAACAAATAATCAAATTCTACATTTAATTCACAAATTTGATTTGGATTTACATTGAATATGACACCATCATTTCCGACTGGGTTTAATTCTAAGTTAAATGTGTTTTCAATATTGCATTCTGGTTTAACAGACCATAAACATTTTTGATTTTCAGCGTCAAAAGTATAACCCAAAAATTCACAACAATAACTAGTTAAACTTACAGGTACCAAATTACCACCTAAAATGACACTAGGTACATATATAGAAACAGAACCATCTTGGTTTTCTGTTAATAACCCACCGTTAGCATTTAACCACCTTTTGCTATAACAATTAGTTCCTATTCCTGTTGGCATTTTTTTTATATAAATATTTATTTATGTTATATACAAGATGTGTTTCCGTTTACTTTATTATAATAAAAAGAATATATATTGCTATTTTGTCCATTATTTGTTAAATCTGATAACCCAAGTTGTGTTAATTGACAAGCTGTACCAATTTTATTTGTAAACGGGTCTAAAATATTTTGAACAGCAATGGTGTAATTTGGAACACAATTACACCCATCTGGCATTACAACATGGTCACTTCCATCTAAGTCTTTAAATCTTAAATATGATGATTGTTGTGATTGTGGTCCTAAAATTGGTAAATTTATATAATTTGTTTCAACCATCCATTTACATGTTGCATAACACCCACACGATTGTGTAGCACAACATATATAACCTTTGTTAATTACAATACCATTTTGAATTTCACTATATGGAAATGGATTACCATTTGGTAACGCTTTACAACATTCAATTGAAGTAAATTTAGTATCTTGAGTTACAATTTGACCATTTATTAGTGAATAAACACTACCATTTGGAAAATATTGTGGATAAGAAAACAGATATTGACCGTTAACAATTATTGGGTTATTAATTGGCTGTCTATTACATGATATTGGAGGTGGTGTTGTTTCGCTTATGCAAAGACTTAATACATTATCTATTTGACCAGTATCGCAACCGCATTCATTTAATGTTGGTGTTGGATTTGGGTCTAAGATTATTGATGGGACGAAAACAATACAATTGTCTAAAGTGCTACCATCTTCATTGGTCATATTTACAGTCGTTACTGTTGTAGCGGTTGTAACACCGCTATTGAAACTACCAAAATCATAATTGCTATATAAATTAGACGTATCAGTTGTTGTTGTAACCGAACTAACTGTAACAGCACTGAATTTAGGTATAAGGCATGTGAATTGGTCAACATACTTAGAACCCCCATCATATGGTCCAACGTGTGGGTTATTTCCACCTAATATATCTATTGTGGCCCCAGTTCCACCAGTTTCTCTATACCATAAACCATAATTTTGAAAATATATTTCTGGTGTATCTTCTAATGGTCTTGGGTATCCGTCTGCGTCTATTGGGTATAAAGACAAATCATTATTGTTTAAACCATTTAAAACTAGAATAGCATTAAATAAATCGACATCTATTGGTCCATCAGCTTTATAAATGTATTCGTTAAACTGAATAAGTCCTTTTGGCGCACCTATAAATCTTAATAAAAATTCAATTGATTTTCTGGCACCTTTTGATTTCCAAATCCATGGTGTGTTAAGAATGATTCTTCTCCAAAGTTCAATATCAGCTTCAACTGGTGTTAAACCAACGCTTTGACCAGAATATGTTGATTGAGCTGGAGAAACATAGCTAGTTAATAAATCATTGTCAAATACTGCTGATACTAATTCCCAACCCAAAACGCTAGCTAAATTTTTAAGATAAACATCTGGTGTATTATCTTTTTTATCATAACTAACTGAATTAGCAAAACTAATACCAATAATATATCTATTTAATTCATCGTATTCTACACCATAAATCTGTAATGTTTTATTTATTTTTTGACCAGTATCGTCTTGTTGTTCTTGTGAAACATGGACTGGAGTGGTATCAAATGAGGTAATTGATTCGGAAACCAAAAACCTATTCATAAGATTACTTGATGTTAAATCATTTGCATCTGAAATATCTAATAATTTTGTTGCATAATCAAAGTAATTAGTAGTATCAAAATCAATGTTATATCCATCAGTTACGGGCCATGTTGCCGTATTTGTAACATAAACAATAACTCCAGTATCCGATTTTAAAGGATAAGTAAATGTAGCTGTATATATTGGTGTTACATCACGACTTAATAAGTAATATTCTAAATCTGGTAATTCATTAAAGAATTTATTTTCTATAACTTTTTTAGGTTTTATATGATAAGTAGCAGCTAAATCTGTTGAACCTGAAAATGGATTGCCTTTTACTTTAAAATAAGCATAATCGTTTGAAGTATATGTTGATGCTGTGTAATCTAAAACATCAAATTCTTGATTATTATAAGCAATAGCATATGAATCATAGTTAAGTGTAAAGTTTCTTAAATCATTTGCAGCATTAAAAGTATTGGTTAATGTACCATTTGTTGTGTATATAATACCAAATTTATTATTTATGAATGATGTGTTTATTCTAAACGTTGAAGTTTCATATAGGTTATCATAAACATAATTTTGAACAGTATAGCCAGTGACTGGAACCCCTAATGCGCCTGTTGTGAGTGGAGTTAAATACAAAGAAGCTGGCCATTTTAATATTATATCTTCAAGCGAAACTCTCATAAGTTCTCTTAAAGAACCAAACAAAGCATAATAATCTAGTTTTGATTTATCTAAATTTAAAATTGGTCTTGCATTATCATCTAATAATACTGCCGCTTGTTCTAACGTTACATTTAAAGTAGCTAAAGTGACAAAATTAGAAAAATTTGAAGTAGTAAAAAACTTTGTTAGTTTTGGGTCCAAATTTGTGGTAATAGCAAAATTACCCATTGTAAATAATGGGGTATTGCCATCACTAGCAAGTTGTGTTCCAACTAGGTCAGGTGTAAAGTTTCTATACTCGATTCCATCAGTATAAACAACTTTTTGAGCATATCCAACTACTTTTATTCTGTCATTCGCCATTTTCTATTATACTGTTGTTACCGTTGTAAAGTTTTTAGTAAAATCAATAGTCGTTCTTTGTTGTCTAACTTCAAACAATGGTTTACCAGTAAATCTATCTTTAATCTCATATAAATCGTACTGTTTATAAATCTGATTGTTAAAGTTGTATATAGTATAAATACCGTCTTCGATAGATTTTGTTTGATTTCCAAACAAAGCAAATGCTAAAGTTTCAATATCTTGTTCAACCATTTCAATTTCAATCATCAAAGGGTTGAAAAATGTATTGGTTATAATAACTTGCTGATTTGGTTGACCTATATATGGCAACGCATTTGGTTTAACATTAGAAGCTGATGATGGTGAAACAGTGCAAAACGTTAAAGTTGAATTGTCATTAAATCTGTATCTGATAGCTTTTTGGTTGGTGTTGGTTAAATTCTGATTAACTGGTTCAGCTCTATTATTAGACGTTACAACTCTAAAAAAATTATTTATTTTAGCATCAGAACCGCTAGTGTTTGTATTCAAATATTCAATTCTATAACCAACCAACCCATTGTTTTCAAATCTAGTTAAAAATTGTTGCGGAATAGAAGCCAAATCAAATAATAGTCCTTGTATATCTGGGAAAGCTGATAAAACACCAACATCAACTATTTTTGTTCTTATTTCTACTGGTTTAATTATTATCGAATAAAATCCTTTTATTCCAAATATATTTGAAGGTAATTTTAAAGTATACATACCACCAAATAATTCAAAACCAGTTACATTAGATTGTATCTTATTAGGGTTATCCATAGGAATTAAAACATCCAATGGATTTAATTTTTGTAATGTAGTGTTACCAAGTTGGTCTCTTGATGGAGAAAAATGATAAAAAATTTCAACATCATCTGGTCTTATATCTGCTGGTCTAACTATTCCGTATGTGCCTGTCGCCATGTTATTCTTTTTTTGTTATAATATAACTATTATTTTTTCAAAGTATATTTTATGTTCTTCTAATAGTGTAAAATCCATTACCATATCTAGTTAATTCTCCCATATTTTTTATTTCTGAAAGTTTTAAATGCATATCCATAACAGAAGTAACACCTCTATCTATAAATACATCATTTTTAATTTCTGGTGTAGAAATTATTCCAAATAAATATTCTTCTTTTGTTAAAGCAGATAACGAAATATTAGTTTGATTTATTCCCTCACCTCTAAATCTAAATTCAGTTACTGGAATTACTTGAGATTCGCCATCTTCATATGTAATTGTTCTGGTTAAACCAGAGAAATCCCTATATAATATACCACTGGTTTGATTATTTGTACCTAAAAGAGTATTGTTTGCTGTATCTACTACATAAACAACTGGGTCTCCATCTGAAGAAACTCTACTAACACCATTTATAATATTACCAATGTAGTTAATATACGTTTCAGCTTCAATATTTAAACCTACTTTTAATCTATCTAATTGGTCGTATGAATAAACATCTTCAATTTTGCTATCTGTTAACCCAGTTATCGGTAAATTAAAATATGCATAATAAGATGATGCTGTATTGCCTGTAAAACGAAGAGTTTGTAAATCTGTTTGAGTAATACCAGTAAAAGCTGGTGGTAAAATACCAAATATAAAAGGAGATGTATAACCACTCTGAATCATTTTATTTATCAAAATAGTATAATCAACTGGTGATTGGGCTACTGGTACATTTGGAAAATATATAATATCAGTGAATAATCCCATGTCATCAACATTTTGAGTTAAAAACACATCAATATAAAACGTACTAGCGGTCATGGCTCCCCATGACGAACTAAAATTAGCTCTATTTGTGCTATTTTCTAAAGAAATTTGACGTTTTATTAGTTCCATTATAATGCATTTATTTGATATAAGTTAACAATTAAATTATTACTTAATAATTGAGATTGAGATATTACGTTATTTGATGAAAAAGGACCATTACCTTGATAAGTAGTATCTATTAGATAAAAATAACCTGTAGGTGTTCTAGCTAAGTTATATCTAGTATAAACTTCACGTATTAATATGTCAATAGGTTGTGGTGTGTTCTTAACCATCATATTTGTCGTTTTACCATCTTTTGCGTTTTTAAAAGAAGCTCTCATGTACAAATATTTTGGAGGTCCAGATATTACTAATTCATCTTTATAATCATATATAAAAAAACCTTCAGAAAAACCTCTTGGGTTTAAAAGTGGGTTTTCTAAAATATAATTTATTGGGATTTGGTTAGCTGGTTTTGGTTGGCCAGGTAGTCCAGTGGTTGAGCCTACTGGTTCTAAATCATTAGAAGTTAATCTAGAATAAAGTGTTATAGTTGTAACCAAATTTTGAGATAAAGGATTATCTGAATCATAAAATTTTAATTCTAAAAAACTTTGTCTAAAATTTTCTCTTCTAAATCTTATATCATCATCTGAAAAACCTATCGCACCATATGTATTACCATTTAATAAATTAACTCTATAAATTATTTTATCAATCGGAAAACTTGTTATTGTGAATTGCGATGTAAGACCAATTCCTATAGGAGTAAACCTTACCTTTTCATAATCAATAATAGGGTTAATATTTTTTTCAGTTTCAACATCAACAAAAACACGTTCAACCAATTCAGCATTATCAACAATTTGATATTCCATATTGATTGGAATATTTATCGTAGTTGCTGTTGTACCACTACCTAATGTTGTTAGGTTTATTTTAAAGTTATTAACATACATTTTCAGCCGAATTAATTGTAAATTTATCAGTAATGCTCTCTCCAACAGGGTCACTTGGGAATGTTGAATAATATAAATCCCAATTATCAAATGGGTCTTGTCTTCTTACATAGAAACAATAATTATCATATCTATAATGACAACCATTCAAAAATGGATAATTTAAAGCTGTTCCATCAACTTGATTGAACCCAATATCCAAGATATCCCTCCATAAAGATGTACCATCACCTAATGCAACTGCATAAGTTGGTATGCCTGATGAGTTTGCATCTCCTTGTTCAATATAATTTGAAAGTTGTTTTATTCTGATTAAATGATGTGCTTTGTAAAAATAACCTTCTTGTCTTGGCCCTAAATTTGTTGTAACAGTTGTTGCTGTTGTGTTTGTTACCGTATTTGCTGGAATTGTTATATATGTCATAGATGGATTGGTCTCTCTGTTAAGAGTATTGAACCTATGAGAAACATGCGCCAAAACATTTTCCTTTAATTCTGCTTCATTATATTCTACCAAATCACCATAATAATCATTATTATTAATAATATTATTATTATTGTTTATTGTTACATTAAATTCTAATGGTATATGACTTGTAAATGGTAACGAACCGCCATTATGTATTTTATTAATAACTGGAATATCTAATAAATATGGGTTTGTAGTATTACTAGTATTTAACTGCGGAATAAACGGAAGTTCAATACCAGACTTAACTTGTGTGAACAAACCATTACTATTTGTCTTTATTACTGTTAAATAAAGTTCTGTTAATGGTCTACCTAAATTATCAACCAAATCAGATACATCAATATCTTCATTAAAAACAAATTGTGTTATATCATCTTGATAGGAGTTTTCGCTAAAAGCAAGTCTATATGTTTCATAGTCATCAGTTTCAATGACTGGTGCATTTCTAGTCTTTATTTTACGGAATATTCTAAAATAATAAAGCGATTCTTTATTATTTACAACTTTTTTCATTCTAGATAGTGGTCCTATAGTATTTGTTGATGATGGAACATCTATTACAAAATAATAACCTTTTAAGTCACCGTTATCCAATCCAGTTCTAACAATCAAATGGTCACCATCATAACCATTGGTTCCAGATATCCTAACTAAATCACCTATAGCCAAATTGTGTAAACAACCAGCTGATAATGCACTCATTTGTCTGGTTGAAACTACAGCTGGTTGTACATCTACCAATAATAAACCACCGTTAACCATCGTATGACCGCTATCTGAAGTTGCTGGATAAGTTATTGTAAGCTCCCAATTTTTAACTGGTTTACCTTGTGGATTATGATAAGGGTCGATATCCTGAATAAAAGAAAATCTTTCTTTTTTTGGTTCCATATCAAAGTAGTTACAAAAACCAGCTTTTGTTACATCTGGGTCATAATATCCAAACCAACCATTATTTTCTTTCAAATATTTTTTAATGACATCTGGGTAAATTGGGTCGATAAAACGATAATCACCTGATAATGGGTTTACATAATTAAAACCTCTCCATGTGTATAAATCCAAATAAGCACCAGAATCATCTAAATTGAACAGAGGGTTTGATGCTAAGATATTCATGGTACCTATAATTCTATAATAAGTGCTTCTTTGTCTTTCAAAATCAAATCTTTCAGCCGCATCAACAACTTTTGTCAACGCCCCAGGTGGTAGCAATCTCTCACTATCGTCAATATTTATTTTAATAAAGCTATCGGAATTCAAAGATTCTTTTGAATTTTCTACCGCTAATCTTATTTGTTTTCTCTCTGTGCTCATATCATTATTATGGTACTAGTGCTGTGCAACCAACTGAATCGGTTATTGTTATTGGGGTAAGAGCTGTTATTGTAACATTTGATAAAACACCATTTGGCATATTTTGTGGTTGACCATTATTTATTGAACATGTGTAAGGCTGGATACCACCTAATGCAGTTACACTACCATTGTTGTTGCCTATTGTTCTAGTTCCGCTTAATGGTGCATTAGGTAATGGCATTTGAGAAACATTGTAAGTTATAATATTGCTATGACATGCATGGTTTGGTGTATCACTAAATCTGAATATTATTTGATTGGTAAATGCATTGCTTGGTACCGTAAAACTCATTAATGTTTGAGAGTTGGTATATGTTGTAGTTAATGTAATATAATTCCAACTTGTTGAATTATCGACTCTATATTCTACATATATTGGTGACCCAACAGATAAGCCATTGGTGATTCTGAAGTATATTGTATAATTATTTGGTGAGCATTGTTTAGCTATCTCAGCTGGTACTGCTGATGCGATAGTTAATGGAGCACCTAATGAAGTTAAAGTAATTGTTTGTGGTTGTTGTGAACCAGTAGCATCGTTTACAGTTACTAAATAATTTCCAGCAGCTAAATTAGTTAAATTTAGAGAACTACTATAAAAATTATTATTACTAGAACTTGTTCCAGATGTAATAACAGAATATGGTGCTTGAGCTCCTGTTATATTTAAACTTATTGAACCGTCTGGGCTTCCATAATAACACGTTGGTTGTGTAAATGTATATGTTATTGCTATTACATTAGGTCCTGAAATTGTTAAACCAGTTGTTGTGCATGTAGCACCAACAGAATCATTTACAACGGTTGTGTATCCTTGAACATTTGCGGTTGGTAGGTTGTTAATTTGAACTGGTAAATTGGTTACTGCTATATTATTATAACCAGACACAGCTGAACCATTCTCATCTAATAACGTATATGAAAATGGTGGTGTTCCACCACCTACATTTAAAGTTATTACACCATTTGGTGTTGTGGCTGAAGTATTATTTTGAGTTACGCTAGCACTACAGTAAAAAGATGCGGGACCACCCACAGATACTGTTTGTGTTACTGGGTTTCCAGCAGCATCTAATACGTTTATAATATACGTACCTTGCTCTAAACCTGTTACAGTTACAGTTGGTGGTGTTGTTGAGGTGGAGCCGCTTGTTGTATATACGTTTGGACCTATTATTGTGTATGTATACGGACCTTGGCTTCCTACTATTGTAAATATTATTTGACCATCAAATCCACCGCTTACAGACACGGCTGTTGGTGTTGCGTCTATGACCATATCGGTATCAATTGCAACAACACACGGAGTGAAAAATCTTTGATTCATTTTTTCCAAAGCAGACCTACCTGGTTGAGTTCCAAAATACATAAAAAAAGAATGCTTAGGTTGGTCAAAAGAATTGTCATTAAGATATCCTCTAAAATTAACATAATCAATGCCATTATCAGGTGTGGTTGCAAAATTATAAATCGCTGTATTATTTAAATTAAAATCACTATTTATATTTGTTGGTTGTGAATAGATTACAGGAAATGTTGTAGCACTGTTTATATAAAGATAAGCATTCCTAAATTCAGCACCAAATGTATTATCAATGTCATTGCTACCTAATGTTCCATCTGGAAGTGAAATAATAACTCCTGTTAATGGGTCAAAAATTGCTTCATCTAAACCAACCTCAGCTTCGCAAATATGTCTAATATTAAGACATTGTTGATAATCTACGTGTAAACCAACACAATTTATATCAAAAAATAAACCTTTTGGTCTATTCCCTATTGTTACCTGTCCAGATGTTAAAATAGTTGTATTATCGTCATCTAATTCTTCAATTTCTGGTGGTAATTTATAAGTTGAACCAATTAATCTTTGTTGTAATTTTGGGTAGCCTTGCCAATCACACGTAAAAACAGAACCTAAACAAACTAAATCAGTTGCAAATAATTTATAATTAGCATTATGTGTTGTGGCGGCATAATATAATTCATTTTTATATTTTTTAATTAACCCTTCTCTTATAATAGCATTATCATAAGATGTTTTTTGACAATTTAAATAACCAATTTGTAAACCTGGAATATTTGATGGTGAGTGTGTACCTCCACAATCATAACACGTATCCATTTGCATATGATTTTTACAGTCATTATCTGGAATTCCGTTTCCATTCCCATCAACACCAGAATAATTAGGGTCTCCAGTAAAATCAGAACAATCAAATTCACAAAATTTTTCCCTACCTTTATTGACTTTTTTATATTTTAATAAATAACTCAATAACGTTCCAGTAACCCAATCGTTGTAAAAGTCGAATTGAAATAAATTTAATTCTTGAGCCATTTGAAAAGCTATACAATCATCTAAACCAACCAAATTAAATGGAGTGCAATCACCGTTTTGACCACCACAACCATATGTTGGTCTAGCAGCATCAAATCCATTGCTTCCTTCACGACAACCTGGCGCAAATAAAGCCCCACTATCAGCTGGACATTCTATTGTAACACAGGGGACATAATCTGGTTTTGTAAGATTAGCTCCTAATAAATTAATAAAATCAACAATACCTCGTATTATAGATACAATTCCATTAATTATTGGTATTATTATTAAATTAATTATTATCACAATAAACCCAATTATTTTAATTAATAAACATATTATAAAAAATATTGGGTTTGTTGTCGTGTTTACTTTATTATAAGGAAAAGGGTTTTTATCACCAGCACAAGCATCAACATCTTTCATGGCTGTTATATTTCTATTTGCAACTCCAGTTGAGCTTCTTTGATATCTACTTATAAAGTTTGATATTGTATAAATTTTATTCCAATATAAGTCTCTAAAACTAGTCGGTTTGGTATTGTCGTCAAAATTATAATCAATTTCACTGGCGTTTTGTGGATTGTTTGGTACCAAATATTTAGCTCTAGTTCTAAGTCTACCTTCACCACCAGTTTCATCCATACCTATTCTAAATCTTACATTAGCTCTAGTTGGAATACCTTTATTTGGGTCCTCAGATAAAACCATCTGTCCAGTTTCATCTGTAACCATATAATCAAGGTTCATTGGTATTTGAAAAGCCCAAGTTCCATCATCATCTATTAATCTACCGCCTTCAACGGAAAATTCTTCAATTTCATTATTTATATTTTTTCTGATTATTTCTATTGACCCAGCTGAAGTTACCTGTTCACATAATTCACCTAATTTTTTTCTAGGAATACAATTTTTATTTACAGAATTTTTATCTTGGTCCCCATATATGCTACCCATGAAAATAGCACAAGGTTGTAATGAATAATTTAAATCAATATCAACTCTTGTTATACCAATTTCACAATTATCTGTATCACCCCAAAAAGGTTGTACATTTACACCAACATCGGCTGATTTAATTTGAATTAATTTATTTAAATCTTTAC